GCACGCTCTCGCGCACGCTCGCCCTCCTGGACGCCATCCTCAAGCTTCGGATTCTGACTCACTCGGTTCCTCCTTCAAAGCGCCGTCGCGCACACGCTGCCGCGCACACGCTGCCGCGCACACGCTGCCGCGCACAGACTCAGGCCGGCGCCCCCGTCGAGGCAGCCAGCTGCGCCGCAGCGAACCGCACCCAGCCAGGCGTGCCGCGCGCATCGGCGTCGACGGCGTACCACGCCAGCGCCAGCGACATCACGCAGTCGTCGTGCATGCCGTCCGGCGCGTGGTAGGCGACGGCGCCGGACGGTCGTCGCTCGACCTCGTAGGCCTCCAGCTCGCCGATCAGCACCGGTTCATTCACGATGCCGATGCGCCGGTTGTCGAACGCTGCGGCCAGCTGCTCGATCAGCTCGGTCTTGCTCCCCGACGTCGTCGTGAAGTCGCGCGCCGGCAGGCCCATCGTGCGCAGCTCGTCGTTGTTCGGCTTGCCCATCGCATTGCTCTCGGCAATGAGCGTCTGCACGCCGAAGCGTGTGCAGGTCGCGGCGATGCGCTGGCGCTGCATCGCATACGGAATGCCGTGAAAGCGGTCGAGCGTCGCCACCGCGCGTGTGGAGGCGTCCACGATCGTGAGCACGGTGTAGTCGGTGTTCAGGGCCCAGTCGAGCCCGGCGACGTACGTGTGGCCGTCGAGCGGTTCGTCCTGCCGGGGGGCCGTCGCCGCATCGCGCACGAAGCGGAACACGCCCCCGGCGTCGTCGACGAATTCGGCCAGCCATTCCTGACGAAAGGTGCGGTTGCTGACGGTTTCGCGTGCCCGCTCGAACGCCTCGCGGATCATCGGGTTGGGGTTGTCCGACGTCGGGGCGGTGAACGACGCGTAGTGCGCGCTGTGGGACAGTCCGCGCAGCCACTCCCGGTAAAACCAGTTTCTCCCGCGCGGCGTGCTGATGAGCAGCGCATAGCCCCCGCGGTCGGCCAGCGTTGGGAGGATGACGTCCGTCCACGCCTCCTCCGCGATGCGGCTGGCCTCATCGAGGATCACCAGATCGAACGCCTCGCTGCGGATGCTGTCGGCGTTGTCCGCGGAGTAGATCATCAGCATTCCACCGGACGGGAACGTGATGTCGCGTCCGGCGCGGTGCACCTCGACCCGGCTGGCGACGGCGCCGACCGCGCGTTCGGCCGCGCGCCACAGCGGCCGGCTGTTCTTGTAGGTCGGCGCGATCCACGCCACCGTCGCGCCCATGTCGGCGCAGGTGAGCGCGTAGGTCGTCGCCATGAACGACTTGCCCCACCGGCGTCCCATGGCCACGGTCTTGATGCGCGCCGGATTATTCAGAATCTTCGCCTGATCCGGCCGTAGCCGAGGCAACCGCGGCGCGATGATCGAAGACGTGCCGGATGGCAATGGCAGCCCCATTCTTTCCTGAAACCTCCTGTTCGCTGCGCTCGACGTAGCCGCGCGCCCGTCCGATGGTGCGCAGCGTCAGCGACACGGCCCACGGCTCTCCGTTGAGCACGGCGCGCCGCAGGCCGGACTCGGCGTGATCCACGATCGCCGCGCGCGAATCCTCCAGCAGCTGGCCGAGCTCGTGCTTTTCGATGAACTTGTAGAGCGCAAATCGACTGACGCCAAGAAGACGCGCAGCGAGGGTAATGTTGCCTTCGGCGGTGCGCAGCTTCTCCACGACGTTCGCGCGCTTCAGCTTCTGCTGTGCCATAGGGGCCTGCCTTTAAACGTTGTCTCGTGAGTAGTCTCTCAATGCGCTGAATCGATCGCCAAGAAGATCCCTGGCTCGATTGAAGATCCTCGTATCACGCTCTGCCGACGCATCCATGGCGCGATCAAGGGCGTCGATCTTTCCTTGCACGTCTCGCACTTCTTCGTCTGAGTCTTGGAATCCCGATCTGTACAGCTCCGTTCGCTGCAAGCGCAGGTCTCGCACCTGTCTGCCCATTTGCGCTTGAACCCTTGCATTCGCAAGGTACTCTTGCGCTGCGTTTGCCTGCTGGCTCGTCAAGCCCGGAATCCCCGCCACCGTCTCGCGCGCCGGCGCTTCGGACGACTGGCTGCTTGCGTTGCCGACCTGCCCGCCGGCGCCACCGCCCGACGGCGTGCGTCCGCCTGAAGAACTATTCCTGCCCATTCTGGTACCTCCCTGTGACGGCATGCGCCCCCTGCGGCGCATTCACCCATCCGGCCTCGCGGCACTTGGCGTGCGTCGCTTGACCACCGCCTTCAACTTCAGCCTGGCATTTCCCATGTCCCCTCAACCATGGCCGACTGCGCGCAGCGGCTCATCCCCCCACCGCCCGATCAATCGCCTGCACAAACCTGTCCCGGTCTCCCGCGGTGCGATCCGGCAGAAATCGCGGCGCCTCCTCCCTGAGTCGTGCAACCACCCTCCTTGCCTCTCGCGACTGAGTCGACGCCCTGCTGGTGTACTCGCTGCGATCCGCGCGACGGAACTGGCGGGAATCCACGCCGTAGAGGCGCTGGGCGCGGTTCTTCTCATCCAGAAGCGGCTGTCGCGCCTCCTCCGCCAGGCGCCATGTTTCATACGCTTCGGCAAGCGCGCGGGCGTAGCTGCGCACCCCAGGGCTGCGCGTGCTGGTTGCCTCCGGGAATCCCGCGCGCGTCAGCGCCTCCGCGGCAGCGCCCCATGCCGCGTCGGACGGACGCGGCGCCGGGCCGTCCCATTCGATCCGGACGACGGCCGGCTGCGCCAGGGCAGCGACTCCGGCCGGCTGCGCCCCGGATCCGGCCGAGGCGCGCCCGTCTGACGACGTGCGTCCGCCCGATGATCGATTCCTACCCATCCTGATATCTTTCCTCGATGGCATGCGCCTCCTGCGGCACATGCACCCATCCGGCTTCGCGGCACCTGGCGTGCGTCGCTTTGCCACCGCCGACTACGACGAACACGACGGGCTTGCCGTCCGCGTGTTCGCACGCCGTCCTGTAATCCGCGTCGAGCAGCGCGAAGCGCGTTTCGGATCCGCGCGTGGCGTAGTGCGTCCATCCGCGCGGCACGCCGAGCAGGTTCAGCTCGCGGAACTCCGGCTCGACGTTCAGGTCAACGAAGACGGCGACGCCGTACTGCTGCACCCAGCGCGAAATCCAGCGCTTGCGGTAGATGCCCCAGAGCACGAACGCGCGCGGCGTCATGTTGCCGGTGCTGACGTTCGGCTCCAGAATCGCCTTGCACTGCGACATGACAATTTTTTCGGGCGTCTCCCAGATCGTCTCGAAGCGCGCGTCGTCGGTGTAGAAATGCAGCGTCCCGCCGTTGAATGAGCCGCGAGCGTAGCGCCCCCAGCGCTCACACGGCATCGGAAGGCCGGCAAGCGCGGCCTGCGGAAGCAGCGTTGGAATTCCCCATTCGTTGTCGGACGGGAACACCATGTCGAACGCACGTTTGGCAAGCGGCACTTCCGTGGGCTCTTCGCCCTCGCCGCCACCGCTCAGCTCATCCGGCGGAATGATGCCGTTCTCCTCAGCCAGGTCGGACAGAAGCTGCTGAAGCGCAGCGGACTCCGTCGTCACCTCGTGCAGCAGCGCGTCAAGCTGCGCCTTGTCCACCGCAGCCATGGCGCCGATCGGATCGAGCGTGGCGAGAATTTTTGCTTCTTCGTCTTCGGTGAGTTCGACTTCCACAAACGGCACCGGCGTTTCGTCGCCGAGCTTCATCGCCTCTTCGATGCGCGCGTGCCCGTCGAGCACATGCCCGGTGGTCTTGTTGACGACGACGGACTGCACCCAGCCGACTTCTTCCATGACGCCGACGATGGCGCTGCGCTGCGCCTTCGGATGAATGCGGAAGTTGAGCGGGTTTGCCAGAAACTGCGCCGCAGGCTGCTCGCCATGCCCTACGATGCGGTTGCGCCACGCTGATGATTGCTTTGGCATAGAAACTCCATTGCGCGTTGCGATGCCTCCTGTTCACGCACCCGCGTCCTGCGCGCGCACGTCCATCGATGCTCTTGGCTGTGAACGCCGCAAGTTACATCTGCTCTTCTTCTGCGTCGAATTCAGCCTGGCTTGGGAAAGGA